CGGACCGACGTTTCAGTTTTTGGAGGGAGAAGCTCATATTTTTCAGCGTTATTCGTCGGATTGTAGAGTGTTTTTGATACCTTGACCACATTCTTCTTGAAGTCTATATCTTCCCAGGTGAGAGCCAGGGCCTCTCCAATCCGCAAGCCCGTATAAGCCAGAAGCATAAATAAAGGATAATCGGGCGTGATTCCTTTTTCTTTGGCTGTTTGCAGGAAATCGAGAAGCTGAGACTTTTCCAGATAGGCGGGCACATTTTCGTCTGGATCTACGATTTTCCGCTTTGGCCGGGGTACTGTAGCAAACTCCGTCGGGTCTGAATAGATAAGCTCATATTCTATGGCCCGTTTGAAAATCATTTTGGCCGTGGCATGAATCCCTGAAATAGTATTAGGAGCAAGCGTCTTTGCAAGGGACAATAAGGCGTCCTGGTATTGCTTCTTATGGATTCCCTGGATAGGGATTTTTTCAAAGTACCGGTTGAGGTGCCCCAGCTGATGCTTCCGGATCCGGACGGATGATATTTTGGCGGAAACCGCGTATGCCTTCAGCCATTCCTGGGCAAAATCGCCAAACGTCACCGCTTCCGGGCGTGCAAAGCCCTTGTTCCGATACCGCTGCAGTGCTTCTTCACCAGCTATCCTGGCATCCTTTGCCCGCTTAAAACCACCTTTTTCTTTCTGCTGCCGTTTCCCAGTTCGGGGGTTTTTACCAATGTCAATTTTATAGGCCCATAGCCCTGACGGCTTTTTGTAAACGTGCATGCTTTACCTCCTTCCTTTGTCGGCATCTCTCGGTATCGTGCTCCAGCATGGTGCCGGCATTTTTCTATTTTTATCTTGTTTGGTCAAGAACAGGTGTGCTAAAATGAAGAATATAAGGGGGGGTGATTATATGATTGACCATATCGATAATTATTTAAAATGGCTCAAAGACAATATGACTCAGACTGAAATTGAGCCAGGATTATGCGAAATAACTACTCCCTTTTTGGACCGGCACAATGATTATACGCAAATTTACGTTAAAGACATGCACGATGGCCTATTTAAAGTCAGCGATGGCGGATATACGTTAGCTGATTTATCAATGTGCGGGATGGACTTCAACACTCCTAAACGGAAAGAATTATTACAACAATCCTTGAATCGTTTAGGCATTAAATTGGATGAAAAGCAAGAAGCCCTTTATGCGGAATGCTCTAAATCGGAATTGCCTTCTATCCAACACCGTATAATCCAAGGGATGTTGGATATTAATGATATGTTCTATTTGTCGTCACCAAACATCAAAAGCCTCTTTTTTGAAGAAGTGAAGCTGTTTTTTGATTCCCATGAAATTTATTATTCCGAAGGGATGAGCGTCATGGGGAAATCAGGGTTCAGCCATACGTATCATTTCGTGTTGCAACGTAATAAAAGAAACCCTCAACGTTTTATCAATCTAATGAATACGGTTAGCCGTTCCAATGCGGAACGAATCATTTTTTCTTGGGGAGATACGAAAGAAGCACGTGGTAACGACGAAAAATTAATTGTTCTTATTAATGATAGCCAAAAAATCAATGATTCTGTTGTAGCAAGTTTCCGTCAATATGATATAAGCCCACTTCTATGGTCTGATCGTGAAGCTAACGTTAAAGTTTTTGCTTAATCTAGCTAAATATCTAATGGTGTGCCAAATAAAATTTCATTCGTAAAATTGCAAAGATTAGCAAAGGCGTAAAACTTATTAACTAAATCCCCTTGGGTTAGAGTGGAAAAATCAAATTCTGGCCATAAATTATGTAATGCCGGATCATTCAATTCATATGCCCAGCTATCTCCATAACCTTCGCGGTACACATGTAAATGTGTGCCGCTTATTTTTTGGCCATCTGGATTCCGATGCGGCTTCGTGTCGATGTCCAGGCGAAGTAACGTGACGTTTGTAAATACGCGCTGATGGTAAGTGATTCGGTTTAACGAGCAGTATTTTCGATTTACGTCTACGATATACTCATATTTAGTTCTTTGCCCAAGTCCATTTAATTTTATCGTATTGTGTAATGCAGGGAAATCAGCATGGCTATCTAAAAACTGTTTCGCTTCATGAAGGATTATTTCAACATCTATTGGTAATTCGCTCATAATACACATCCTTTCCTATGTTACATCTTCCCCCGCAACTCCACGACTCTTCCGAGGATACGGACTGGAAGGTCGGCGATTTCTTTGTTGGAATAGAAATGGGGCTCGTACACGCTGGTGTTGGTGGCGATGAGGGTAATTCCTTCGGGCTGTTTCTTGACGCGCTTCACGGTGGCCTCATCGCCATTGACCAGGACGATGGCGATGTCGCCGGAATCGACGGTCGGCTGCTTCTTCACGATGACGACATCGCCTTCCATGGCTATTTACGCAGTTGTGGAATCATCCATACATCGTCCAGGTATTTATCAAAATGCTTATATGATACAGTATCCCAGTTGATGTTCTTAGCAGTTTTTTCATTCATGGTACATTTCATGGTCGTGTGTTCACTCATATCCTGAATGAAGACGGTGACCTCCGAAATCGACAGTCCAGATTCATAGAGGGCTCGGATAATTTCCCCAGACAATGCGAAACCCGTTTGCCGGAATCCTGCTTCATCTTTAACATAAGGCAAAACAATTAATTTCCCTTTACCAAAATTTTCTTTAGACATGTCTTCGTTGACTTCAACTTTAGTAAAGTGTTTGTCCCCTGCTTTTTGCCGACAAATTTGTTCGATTTGTTCTGCCGGCGTACTAGCGGAATCCTTTGCTGACCCTGTATTCTGCTGTTCTTGTTTGGTTGGCTGCGTTGCCGGAGCGTTGTTAGATTCACTTGGGGAATCAGTTATAATGAAGCAGATTCCTCCCAAGACAAGAAAAAAAAGACAGCTCAAGACATATTGCTTGAATGTGACCTGGGATTCATCCTGATGCAATCTTAATGTATCCTTTTTTATAAATCCGAAAATTAGTAGACCTAGCGCAAGCAGCGCTATAAGACCTGAAAAAATGTGCATAATATTCACCTCATTTATATAGTTTCGTAATTCAATAGAACTTCTTCAAAAAACATAAATCAAGAGGTATTCCGGCTATTTTCCCTAGGCGTTCGAGGGTGTATTCGGGATATTCCCGGATGAGGTCATCAGGCAATAGCAGTTCGACGGCAAAGGTGCTGGCTTCCCGTTCGATTCTGTCTGTCGATACCAGAGTGTTTTTTCTCAGCCACTGCGTATTCAAGTTGGTATGACAAATGGAATGGCCGAGCTCGTGGGCACAGACGAAGCGTTGCAAATGGGAGGGAAGATTATCATTCAGAATGATGCATTGAATCCGTTTGTATTTTGTGTAATAGCCGAGAATAGACTTTAGCGGAGCATATATGATTTGTACGCCGCGAGCCTCTGCAATTTCATATGGATTCCATGTTTGATATTTTTTCGCCGTTTGTACGGCGATTTTTTTTACATCCATAGAGCATCACCACCTTTAAAGAATAACTTATTTCTGATATTTTTTCGGGGTGAACTTCTTCTTGGCGGTCCGTTTGGCTATCTTCATGGCCGTTTCCAAGGAGGCCCGTAATAGCTCGCGGTCTTCATCGTCTTCGGTACTCCCCATGGCCGCGGATCCGTCCAGTGATTCTATCATATTTTCAAGATCACGCGCTATGTCACGTTCATCTTTAGGGGTAAGCGGTGGAAGATTAGAGTTGGGAATCTCTTTTGATGTAGAATTGCCAAGCAAATAATCAATAGATACGCCAAAATAGGCGGACATCTTCTTGAGCACTTCTGTGCTTGGTTCTGCACGACCATTTTCATATTTAGAAATGGCTGCCTTTTGGATATCGAGCACTTTCCCTAATTCTTCCTGTGTGATATGTTTTTGTTTTCGTAATTCTTTAACTCTGTTCATCAATTTATCACCTGACCTTTATATAAAGTATCCGAAAACGATTCTATGTAAATTATAATGTTTCCATTAAAGATACTCAATGGGAGTTTCCTAATTGGAAATTTTACTTTCGATATATCTTGACAAGATACAAAATAACTCGTATACTTTAAGTATCCCAAGAGGAAACACTTGATAGGGGGTGAGAAGATGTTTGAAAGACTTAGAGCGTTAAGAAAAGAAAAAGGCCTGACATGTGAAGATATGGCTGAAGTTCTTGGGCTCGAAACGAAGAGCGCTTATAGTAAGAAAGAGAACGGGAGTACAAAATTCTCTCTTGATGACGCTAAGAAAGTTTCATCTATCTTAAACAAGAGCATCGAAGATATTTTTTTTACTGATGAAGTATCTTTAAAAGATACAAAAAATTAGAGCTCAAGGAGGCGAGCACATGACAAACAAGGAAAAAAGGCCCTGCGAAGACAGGACCCATTATGAAAATATTGCTAACGAAATTATTTCTGTATTAGCAATGAACCATGTGAAGTTTTATCAAGTAAAGGCCATTATGGAAGTTGTGAAAGCCAAATTGCAGACTATGGATTTATGGGAAGAATTATAAGCCTAACCATTGCTTTGTAATAGCTATTCCCAAATCTTTCACTATATCGAGAGTGGTATTGGAATTGTAAGGAGGGCATACACATGATAAAAGAAGAACAGCCAGATAGTCGGCGTTTCCAATTAATGAGATTACAGACGCTGATTACGATGGAAAATTATTTCATTGATCAAATGAAAACCGTCCCGCATTGGGACAGGAAAAATACCCGGCAATTGATGCTCATATTAGACCAATCAATTGCCGGGGAAATCGAAAAATTAAGTAGTAGAAATATGAGTTGCAACAAATGATATTGCTTAAATGAAAGTTCAATAGCGTGTTCTTTCATATAAGATTTTGTTTTCTTCCAAACAGTATCATCAGATACGGAGTCTAAAAAGGATTGGCCTGTTAACGTCAACCCGATGTTCAAATAATAGTATGGGGCTGTTTTTGAACTTGCATCGATACCACTTAAATACCCTTGATTAACTAAAAGGTAAATATGGTAATTGATTTCAGCTTGAGATGTTTGCGGATAGGTAAAACAATGGCTATTAGCAACTGTTAACGCTGGACAATCAGCAACATCTAAAAGAATGTTCCTTAGCAAATCTATATTAATACGCATAGTTATCACCTCCCTTCATGGTCATTATACCAGACCGGGAGGAGAAAGGAGATGATCCAGATAGATGATTTGATTATGGAAGAGCGACGAAAAAAAGTAAAAGCATTGTATTACTTTGAAAGGATGCTGGCATTGGATGACAAGCATTTCCAGTTTGTTCTCCTGGGGAATGAACTGGTCGAGGTAACGGATCTGTTGTCTGGGTCGGTACAGTATGTGAATATCGCTTGTGACAATGTGCCGGCCATGATATACGACATCTTAAAACAGGAGAAGGACTGGATTCTATAAAGAAAAGGAGGCGCGGAAATATGAATCAAGACATTTACAAGGGATTACCCCCAATTTTAACGGCAAAAGATGTGGCAAAATTTTTGCGAATTGGTATGAACCAGGCTTACGAAATCATTCATGAAATCGGGTTCCGGTATGGGCGTACCGTCCGGTGTACGAAAACTCAGTTGATTGGCTTCGTAGAAGGAGGTGAAAGGAATGAAGACAGAACTGCAGGAACCACGACCATGGATTAATTCCCGGCATAATCCAGAGCCAGAGCCGGAACAATCGCCGGACAATCAGGACGACTGGCTCCTGGAGGACATACTGAGACTGGAAAGCCAGGCAGACACAGCGATATCTATCGCCATGTTCCTGGGCGGATTACTCGTGATGATCCTCATGGTGGGATACATTATGTGGGTCAATAATTTGATTGTCCATTAAAAAAAATGGCCGCTGTCTGCACCACCAGACAACGACCACATACAAAAACACTCAAATTCATTATACCCGAAAAAGGAGAGAAAAACCATGCCTGATAAGCCAAAAACAAACTTGGAAATCGAAATGATAAAAGATCAGTTTATAGGTATGACATCAGATTTAATAGAAAATATACGAGAAATATCACCTTCTAATGTGGATGGAAATCTGATAAGAGAAATACGTAAAAATGTTGAATTTATTTCCCAGAATTTTTAACAAAGCGAGGTCTCATTATGTCAGTAAAAATCAGACAACTGGAAATTGAAAATGTAAAACGTGTCAAGGCTGTTACGTTGACGCCGACGGAGAACGGGCTGACCGTCATCGGCGGCCGGAATGGCCAGGGAAAGACTTCCGTATTGGATGCCATTGCCTGGGCTCTAGGTGGCAATAAGCTTAAACCATCCGAATCACAGCGCATCGGCAGTGCTGCCCCTCCGTCTATCCACATCGAACTCAGCAACGGTCTGGTAGTGGAACGCAAGGGCAAATCGTCAGCCCTTCATGTCATCGACCCGTCAGGGCAGAAAGCCGGCCAGCAGCTCTTAGACAGCTTCATTGAGAAACTGGCCCTGAATCTGCCAAAGTTCATGGAAGCCCGGAACGATGAAAAGGCGGAAACGCTATTGCAGATCATCGGCGTCGGTGACCAGCTGTCCGTTTTAGACCGGGAAGAAAAATCTCTGTATAACCAGCGCCTGGAAATCGGGCGGATTGCTGACCGGAAAAAGAAACACGCGGAAGAACTGGCCTGGTATCCCGATGCGCCGGCAGAACCGGTCAGCGCATCCGAGCTCATCCAGAGACAGCAAGCCATCCTGGCAAAGAATGGAGAAAACCAGCGCAAGCGGGAAAAAGAAGCCCATTACAACAAGGTACTGGCAGAAGCGCAGATTGCCTTTGACCGGGCAAAAGCAGCACTGAAGCAGGCCGAACAGGATTGTGTAACAGCAAGGAAGGCAGCCGAAAACCTGCAGGATGAAAGCACGGCCGAACTGGAACAGGATATTGCCAATATCGACGCCATCAATACCAAAGTCCGGGCTAATGCCGAAAAGAACCGGGTCCAGGCCGAAGCCGATGAGCTGGCCGGCCAGTACAGCGACCTGACCCAGCAGATTGAATCCGTAAAAGAACAGCGGATGAAACTGCTGGATTCGGCAGACATGCCCCTTCCTGGGCTGTCGGTCCAGGATGGCGAGCTGACCTATAACGGGCAGAAATGGGACTGCATGAGCGGGGCAGAACAACTGCAGGTTGCTACGGCCATCGTACGCAAACTCAATCCGGACTGCGGCTTTGTCCTCATGGATAAGCTGGAACAGATGGACCCGGAAACACTGGCCGACTTCGGCAGATGGCTGGAAGGGGAAGGCCTGCAGGTGATCGCTACCCGCGTCGGGACGGATGACACCTGCAGCATCATCATTGAAGACGGATACGTCAAGACGGAACAGCCCAGGGTAGAAACGAAGGAAGAACCGGAAACGGCTGCCCCGAAATGGACGCCCGGCACGTTTTAGAAAGGAGTACATCATGAAAATCATCTCAGGGAAAATCACGAAGCCCCAGAAAGTCGTTATTTACGGCCCGGAAGGTATTGGCAAGTCAACCTTTGCCGCACAATTCCCCAGGCCTCTGATTATCGATACGGAAGGCAGTACGTCACACCTCGAAGTAGACCGCCTGCCCAGGCCGACGTCCTGGCAGATGCTCAGGCAGTACATCAAGGACCTCAAAGGCGATACGATGGGCTACCAGACACTGGTTATCGACACGGCAGACTGGGCCGAACGGCTCTGTGAAGAAGCTGTCTGCCAGTCCAATGGAAAGGTAGGAATTGAAGATTTTAGCTATGGCAAGGGGTATACCTACGTCAAGGAAGAATTTGGCCGGCTATTAGACAGCCTGTCGGATCTGATTGATGCCGGCATGAATGTCGTCCTGACTGCTCACAGTATCATCCGTAAGTTCGAACTCCCGGAAGAAACAGGAGCCTACGACCGGTATGAACTGAAATTAGGACAAAAAGCCGGCAACCAGTGCGCTTCCCTGGCCAAGGAATGGGCTGATATGGTACTGTTTGCCAATTACAAAGAAATCGTAATCACGACGAAAGACAACAAGAAGAAAGTCAGTGGCGGGAAGCGGGTCATGTACACGTCACACAATCCATGCTGGGATGCCAAGAACCGGCACGGACTGGCTGACGAACTGCCCTTTGACTATCAGGAAATCGCGCACTGCATCCCTGATACAGTGCCGGCACCGGAGCCTGCTCCCCAGACTAAAAAGAAGAATCCCGAACCGCCAAAAGAACCGCCCAAGCCTGAAAAACGGCTGGAAGCTGCTACAACCAAAGAAACAGAATTAGATCCGAAAATTCCGAAGGCTCTGGCAGACCTCATGGCAGCCAACAACGTTACAGCCCAGGATATTCAGCAGGCCGTGGCTCATAAGGGATATTTCCCGGCCGATATGCCCATTGCGGACTATCCGGACGATTTCGTCATGGGATGCCTGGTAGGGGCATTCCCGCAGATGCTGCAGGTTATCCAGGAATTGAAGAAAGTACCATTTTAGGAGGTAATGACAATGACAGAAGAAAAAGTATTTAGTTGGGATGATGAGTTTACCGAAGTAGAGGATTCCTATCAGGTCGTTCCTGCAGGGGATTATGATTTTACTATTATTGATTTTGAACGCGCCCGGTTTGAAGGCAGTGACAAGATGCCGGCCTGCCCGCAGGCTAAAATTACGTACGAAGTCACGGCTCCTGATGGAACGAAAGGCCGTATCCGTCAGAATCTGTTTTTGCACTCTAAGTCACAATGGCAGCTGACGAATTTCGCCTGCGCTATTGGCCAGATGAAACGCGGTGACGGCCATTTCCGGATTGCCTGGAACCAGCTCATCGGGGCCACCGGCCGTATGCAGGTCAGTATCCGAGAATATAATGGCAAGAATTACAACGACGTAAAGAAATTCTACGACAAGGAACCGGCGCAGAAAGAAAAGACATGGTCTAAAGGAGCATTTTAAATGAGCAGCTCTATCACGCTGCGTCCCTATCAGCAGGCGGCCGAACAGGCCGTTCTGCGTGAATGGGACAGCGGCAATACAAAAACACTCCTTGTCTTACCAACAGGTACCGGAAAGACCGTGGTGTTCGCCAAAATCGCTGAGGATTGTGTCCGGGTCGGGGAACGGGTCCTTATTATGGCCCATCGTGGCGAGCTCCTGGAACAGGCCAGCGATAAGATCGAGAAGACGACGGGCCTGAAAAGTGCCGTGGAAAAAGCGGACAAGACCTGCATCGGCTCCTGGCGGCGCATCGTCGTCGGCAGTGTCCAGACGCTGACACGGGAAAAGCGGCTCCGTCAGTTCAGTCCTGATTACTTCGATACCATCATCATCGACGAGGCCCATCACAGCGTCTCAGGCAGCTATCAGCGCGTCCTACAGTATTTCCATGAAGCAAATGTCCTCGGCGTCACTGCAACGCCGGACAGGGCCGATATGCGCAATTTAGGCGTATATTACAACAGCCTTGCCTATGAGTATAGTCTGGTGCAGGCCATCAAGGACGGATATTTGTGCCGTATCGTCGCCCAGACAATTCCACTACAGATAGATATTTCAAGCGTCGGCTTTTCTGCCGGCGATTATAAGGCAGGCGAACTGGGGACGGCACTGGATCCATACCTGGAGCAGATTGCCAAAGAGATGCAGACGTACTGCCGGGACCGGAAAACTGTCGTATTTTTGCCCCTCGTCAAGACGAGTCAGAAGTTCTGTGACATTCTGAATAATGCCGGATTCCGGGCCGCTGAAGTCAATGGCAGCAGCGACGACCGGGCGAAGGTCCTGGCTGACTTCGATGCCGGCAAATACAACGTCCTCTGCAACTCTATGCTGCTCACCGAAGGATGGGACTGCCCGTCTGTAGACTGCGTCATCGTCCTGAGAGCGACCAAGAGCCGGAGCCTGTACAGTCAGATGGTCGGCCGTGGCACGCGGCTGTTCCCGGGCAAGAAAGAAGTGCTGCTCCTCGACTTCCTTTGGAATACGGAGCAGCATGAACTGTGCCGACCGGCCTGCCTCATTGCCGAAACAGAAGACGTGGCCAACAAGATGACAGAAAAATTGAACGATTCCGGTGAGCCGGCAGACCTGGAAGAGCTGGCAAAGGAAGCAGCCGATGATGTCGTTGCCGACCGGGAAGCGGCCCTTGCAGACAAACTGGCCGCCATGAAGAAACGCAAGCGAAAACTGGTAGATCCACTGCAGTTTGAAATGTCTATCCAGGCTGAAGACCTTACCGGCTACGTACCGACTTTTGGCTGGGAAATGATGCCGGCATCGGAAAAACAGCTCAAAGCATTGGAAAAGTTCGGCATCTTCCCCGATGAAATCGAAAATGCCGGCAAAGCCAAACTGCTGCTGGACCGGCTCATCAAGCGCAAGGAAATGGGCCTTGCAACGGCCCGGCAGATACGGCTGCTGGAAGGCCGGGGCTTCCAGCATGTCGGGACGTGGTCCTTCGAATCCGCTCGTAAGCTCATTGGCCGCATAGCCGCTTGTGGATGGCGGATGCCGGCCGGTATCATTCCATCCCAGTATCAGCCGGATTAAAGGAGGGCGGGCATATTGGAAAACATCAATCTTATACCCCTCCTGGACTATATCGACCCGTCGTTCTGTACATACCAGGAGTGGGTCAATGTCGGCATGGCGCTGAAACTGGAGGGCTACAGTGCCTCCGACTGGGACGCCTGGAGCCTCCGGGACGCCGGCCGGTATCATGCCGGCGAATGCCAGCGGAAATGGAACACCTTCGACAATACGGCAGATTCCCCGGTGACAGGCGCCACCATCGTCGATATGGCGAAAAAAGGCGGCTGGTCTGCGTCGTCCGGCCCGGACATTGTATATGGTTGGGATGATATCATCCCCGAACAGGACGAGCAGGTCATTGTCGATAAGAACTGGATTGAAGGCCGTGAACTGGATGTCCCCGGTGATGACTGGAATCCTGCAAAAGATCTCATCAAATATCTGTCAACCTTGTTTGACAGCACCGATTATGTCGGCTACGTGACAAGTTCCTGGGAAAAAGACGGGAAGTTCCTGCCTAACAAAGGGAATTTCAAGCGTACGGCCGGCGAACTCATCGAGGAACTGACGGTATGTGACGGGGACCTGGGAGCTGTCCTTGGAGATTATAATCCCAAAGCCGGCGCGTGGATCCGATTCAATCCGCTCGATGGCAAGGGCGTACGCAACGAAAACGTAACGGATTTCCGGTACGCCTTAGTAGAATCTGATTCCATGGGGCTGGAGAAGCAGAACGAAATCATACGCCGGCTGGAACTGCCGGTTGCCTGCCTGGTGTACAGCGGAGGGAAAAGCATTCATGCTATCGTGCATATCGACGCCGGCAATTATGACGAGTACCGCAAGCGCGTCGATTACCTCTATGTCATTTGCCGGAAGAACGGCCTGGATATCGACCAGCAGAACCGGAACCCGTCCCGGCTGTCCCGGATGCCGGGCATCCTGCGGGACGGCAAGAAACAGTTCCTTATTGATACCAACCTGGGAAAGGAAAACTTCCGCGAATGGCGCGAATGGATAGAGGCCGTAAACGACGACCTGCCGGACCCGGAAAGTCTGAAAGACGTTTGGAACGACCTGCCACCACTATCGCCGTCCCTCATTGACGGCGTACTGCGGAAAGGCCATAAGATGATGTTGGCCGGGCCATCGAAAGCCGGCAAATCCTTTGCCCTCATCGAGATGGCCATTGCCATTGCTGAGGGACGGAAGTGGCTCAACTGGTACTGCTCCCAGGGACGTGTCCTGTATGTCAATCTGGAACTGGACCGGCCGAGCTGTCTGCACCGTTTCAAGGACGTGTACGATGCCCTGGGATGGCCGGCCAACAACATTGCTAATATCGACATATGGGAACTGCGCGGCAAATCCATCCCAATGGACAAGCTGGCGCCGAAACTCATCCGCCGGGCAGCAAAGAAGAACTATACGGCCATCATCATCGACCCGATTTATAAGATCATCACAGGCGACGAAAACAGCGCCGACCAGATGGCCCATTTCTGTAATCAGTTCGACAAGGTCTGCACCGAGCTGAACTGCGCCGTCATCTACTGTCATCATCACAGTAAAGGCGCCCAGGGAAGCAAGCGGTCCATGGACCGGGCCAGCGGTTCCGGCGTATTCGCCCGTGATGCTGACGCCCTGCTGGATATGATTCAGCTCAATACGTCGGATCAGGTCGGCCTGCCTGGCACGGCCTGGCGCATCGAAGGCACGCTGCGTGAATTTAAGCCGTTCCCGCCTCTCAATGTATGGTTCGAATATCCTGTTCATCGCATTGATGATAGTGGCGAACTGGACAAACTGACGCCGGACTGTGATAAAGACCCGCGTCAGAAAGGACGGGAAACGCGGACAAAACAAAAACAGGCTAAAAAAGCTCAACTCGAAAGTGCTTATAATGCCTGTCTGATTAATGGAAAAGTAACGGTTACCGATTTAGCGGAATACATGGATACAACCCCTAAGACTATTAGAAATTATATAAAAGAAGATGAAAAATTTGTCATTAAAAACGGAGTGGTTGAAAAAAATGAATAAAGGGAAAAACGTACCAATTTCCCGATTTCCCTATTATGCATAACGATAAATAATTATACGGAAAATGGTACGAATTTCCGTATAAAAAAAGGGAAAAAGGGAAGGAAAATCGTTATATATATAAGGAATTTCCTTCTGCATAAAATCCGTGTGGGTTCTGGGGAAAATAGTACTAAAAAAATGGTGCTGAAAGCCACCATTTTCTTTTAACGTACTATTTCCCCTCACAGAACCATGCGGCGAAAGGAGTCGTGAAAAATGAAACTGTCTGAAATGAATGAAGATGAATTGAGAGCGCTGGCTAACAAACGTTTCAAGAATGGCCGACTGACGAAGCAGGCATTGGAAGCACAACGCGAATTATGGGAACGCCATGACCGGCCGTTTACGTCAGATGGCTATGAAATCGGAGATGGCAATACTATCGTGAATTTAGATTATTACGATGGAAATACACTCGATTGAACCAAGGGTATTCAAACTGTGAAAGGAGAAATTAGCATGGTAAATACAGGTATGATTCATTTCTTCGTACCAATGCCGCGGATTCCATCAGCGACACATCAGATGAAGAAGCTCGTCGTCGGACGTGATGGCAAACCTCATACTTACGAACCGCCGGCCGTCCGGGAAACGCGGGCGTTGTTCATGGCCAGCTTTACCAAATTCCGACCGGAACGGCCTTTTACGGGGCCTGTCGCACTGACGACTAAATGGATATATCCGCCGACGAAACTGCATTTAGAAGGTACGTGGAAGGCGACTAAACCGGATACGGATAACCTGGTCAAGATGCTCAAGGACGTACTAACGTCGTTGGGATTCTGGCAGGATGACGCTCAGGTTGCGTCAGAATGTATCCAGAAGTTCTATGCACCTCAATCTGGTATCTACATCCAGATCGAACCGCTAGACGATTAGGAGGCTCTTATGGGACGTAATGAAATGATTGCCCGGGCCCGGTCCGCGTTCCGTGAAGTACTGGAAGCCATGGAAACGCCTCATGCCCAGCTCCTGCAGCGTGATCCGGATATTAAAGGCCTGGTGGAAAATATCGTACAGCATGTGGAACATGCCAGGAAGCCGGAAAACTGGCCGGTTTCGGAATATATTGATGATTTTGCCGTGCATCATCCGTCAGACAAGAAACAATGGGCGGAACTCTTCCTGATGGCTGCCTGCTACTCGACGGATATGGCTGACATCCTCTGCTTCATGCGTAACAGCGGCTGTGAGCTTATCCGGGATGATGAGTATGGCTATATCATCCGGCCGGTCATCGGCGGGAAGGGCTTCCACTCGATGCAGGAATACGAAGAGGTCAAACGGCCTCTGAACCAGTATGCCGGCGCTCTGCTTCCCATGCTGAAACGGCTGCGCCGGGCCTATCCCGGTGATTTGGTACAGACTACATTATCTGAGGAGGACGAATCATGAATAACTACCAATATGTTACAACGCTCAACTGTCAGAAAGCAGAAGATATCAAGCAGGAAATCCGTAAGATGAAAGGCCGGATAGATGACCATGATAAGGAACTGATTGAAATCGAAAACGATGTATACGAAAAGTGGAAAATGGAGGCGGAACGTATCACTGTCCAGAATAATCAGCTGTTGGATCTCTGCCGGCGGTTGAAATGGACGATGGCAGCCGTAGCTGGTGCGTATATCTGGTCGGTGCTCTGGTTCATTTTCCGATAGGAGGCTGGCAGCATGTTCTACAAGTACAAAAACAAAAGCATGAACCAGCGTATACTTATAGCCGGCGATGCATCGGCAGAGGCTGCCACGACGCTGGTATTCATGGCACTGCATGATGAATTCCAGTTCGGCAAAACACGTCTGGAACGGATTGTCAGGATATGGGACGAACTACCACAGTCATCGACGTATGAAGCACAGATTTCCCGGAATGGATACAATCATAGCAGGATGGATAGAGAGTTTGTCAAAAAGATGATGGTCGTCATTGCAGCGGATAAAATCGGCAACAAACAGCTGCGTGATACGATACATGCTATCATGCTGGGAGCCGTCGTTGTGACACTGTATATCCTGTTCCGTGATTATGGCTTTACAGCCGACGAGATACACCGGCTGGAAAAACGGATCTACAATTATGCAGATATCATGCTGAATCCAGATATGTATGGTGTGACCATATGGCGGTTCATGGCGTGTATCCGCTACGAACTCAATATACGATGCGAAATATTGAAGGAATTCGAGAAGGAATATGGACGGGTTGACCTGGGACCTAAGTGGGGGTTGAACATGAAAACAGGACGGCCCAGAAAGAAGAATGAGGTGATCCTATGAATGACTATTCGCCCGGCGGTGTGCATGTACATATGATGACGGAAGAGGAACGAGAAGCCGAACGGAAGCGGCGTGAGCAGGAACGGCTGAAGTATCCATGGCGGTTCAAAGGCCGGCAGCCAATGAAAGAATACATGTGCTATGCGCACGAGAAGAAAACCCAGTATGAAATACACAAGAAGAAACGAGGGAGAAAATGACAGCGAAAAAATACATCACCAACAGAGAGTATCTGCGAAATGTCAGAGAGAATTACTCTATTAAAAAACTGGATACGATCATCGATAGACACATCATTAACCTTTGCAGTAGTTGCGACAAAAACGGAGATACGAATTTTTTTAGGGTATCTAATCAGTGTGATGATTGTCTGAAGTCCTGGCTGGATAAAAAGTATATTGCGTTGCGGGGTGATGTCTGAATGACAGCAAAAGAGTATCTGAACCGCGTCCGGCGGCAGTATTACGTGGTAAAGCAGGCAGAAGAAGAACTGACCGCCATCAAGGCTGACATATTATCACTGAAGGCATCAAGCATGACAGAGCATGTATCAGGTACAAAAGAATCAGATCTGGCGGACAAGTACATCAAGCTGGAGAAGTATTTCGATGCCGTGATAGCCGAATGGGACAAGCTGATAGACATGCGTATCGAAGCAAAAGCGATGATTAAAATGTTGCCGGACGAAACGCAACAGGCAGTATTATATGCCAGGTATATCAACTGTAGGGAATGGGAGCAAATCGCTACAGACATGAAGTTCAGCTGGCGGAATGTGTTTTATATACACGGAAGAGCCCTGCAGTCTTTTGAAAGATTGCATAGAATTGCACTCGCAAAGTGCGTATAATAGTAGTGTAAGAATTTGCGATAAAGGAACTTAGTTGTACTTGTCTGTGTGAGTAGACCGGACGGGGCAGCGGGTTCCTTATTTGTAAAAAAACTCTCCTTGCAAAACGCAAGGAGAGCCTGCTGAACAGGTTGCGGTCCTATTCAGACTTAGTTGTACGAGACTGTGAAACATTGCCATCTTTTAATCCATCAACAGGGATGGGCCAAGCTCGTAACCCATAGTTGCGGGCGTATAAGATTTTCCCAGTACGGGGATCTTTGCGATAAGCTCGGAAAATGACGTTTGACTTATGTTTTTCGTCCACAGCTGCCACCTCTTTTCGTAGAGAATTGAGGCGGGGCGCCCCGCACGAGTTCATTATACCATATCTTGTGGACACGAAAAAAGGCTCTAGATATATCTAGAGCCTTTTCCCGTGACACACAACAGACGAGGACTAATAATTATTTTGTCCTTGGCTAAATGATTCGCGACGTCATTCAGCAATATTCTGTGGACTAAACATAAGTCAACTTTAATATACATCATGCTGGCTAGTTAGTCAAATTACAAAAATGAATAAATATTATTGCGTAGTGAACTTGATGCAACTATATGACACTATATGTATAATGGGACTTTAAATAAAGAATAAAATTAAAATTTTAACTCAATTTTATACACGCGTTTTTCAGCCGTAAAGAGGATGGTGGTGAATATGTAGCATGGCTAAATTGACGTTAAAACAGCGCAGATTCATTGATGCTTATATCGAGACGGCTAATGCTACAGAAGCCGCTAAAAGGGCCGGATACAGTGAAAAAACGGCATATGCGACAGGAGCAGAGAACCTAAGAAAACCTCAAATCCAAAAGGCTATCCAGGAACGACTGGATGCTATGGAAGCCGCTAAGACAGCGACGCCTGAAGAAGTGATGCAGCATTTGACGGCAGCCATGCGCGGCGAGATACAGGAAGAGTGTATTGTAGTGGAAGGCTGTGATGATGGATGTTCCAGAGCCCGCATCATGGAAAAGCAGATAAGCGCACGCGACCGGCTGAAGGCGGCAGAATTGCTGTTGAAGCGGTATCCGACTAAGCCGGCACAGGAAGAACAGGAACTCCGTAATCAAAAACTCAAGGCGGAAGTCGCGGATCTGAATACGAACACTGATGAGGAGGCCGTTGTATTTGAATTCTCACGTAACCCGAAAACGGAAGAAAATTAATATAGCTGACCTGATTGCTCCATCGTTCGATGAGGTCTTTTTTGACGTGGAAGAACACCGGCATACGTTCTATATGCTGGCAGGTGGCCGTGGAAGTACGAAATCTTCATTTGTTGGCGGTATCCGTATCCCGCTGTCTTTGCTGGAGCATCCGGAAATCCATGCTGTCGTACTGCGCAAAGTCGGTAATACCATCAAGAACAGCGTCATGCCTCAGATTGTCTGGGGTTTAGAGCAGCTGGGCGTGCTGGACAAATTCCGCATCAAGATGTCACCGCCGGAAATTACATATAAGCCGACCGGGCAGAAGATCTTATTCTTCGGCCTCGATGACCCGGCAAAGGTCAAATCCATCAAGCTTCCGTTTGGTTACGTCGGTATCGTGTGGTTCGAGGAGCTAGACCAGTTCAGCGGGATGGAAGAAATCCGCAACGTACTGCAATCCCTTCTACGTGGCGGCCCGTCCTATCTGGTATTCGGAACCTACAATCCGCCGAAATCACAAAACAACTGGGTCAACGAGGAAATACTCATCGATGATCCAGACAGACTGATCCACCATTCGACATACTTGGACGTTCCTAAAACATGGCTTGGCCCGCAGTTCCTTGCTGAAGCCGAGAAGCTCAAGGCCAAGAATGAAATGGCTTATCGTCATGAGTATCTCGGTGAAGTCACTGGCACGGGCGGGACTGTCTTCGAAAATGTCAGCGATATGACGATGAGCAATGAACTTGTCGGAAACTTTGACAGGTTGTACTACGGTCTGGACTTCGGCTTTGCTGTAGATCCGCTGGCTTATGTGGCCATGTACTACGATGCAAAACGGGAAGATCTGTATATCTTCGACGAGATTTATCAGCAGAAACTGACGAACAGCCAGGCGGCTGGCCGGATAGCACAGCGAACCGGCGACAGGCTGATTATTGCTGATAGTGCAGAACCGAAATCCATCAAAGAAATGAAAGATTACGGACTGCACATTACAGGTGCACGTAAAGGGCCGGACAGCGTCGAACATGGTATCAAGTGGCTGCAGGACCGGGCGCATATTTATATCGATAAACGGCGATGCCCGAATACATTCCGTGAATTTATCAGTTATGAATACGAGCGGAACCGGGAAGGGCAGTTCATCAGTGCTTATCCGGACAAAAACAACCATGCCATTGATGCAGTACGATACGGCATGGGACCAGCGATGCCGCGGGCAGGCATCCATATTTTGAGGTGATTACATGGATTTAGAGACAGCGAAAAAAGTAATCAAACGATATACGGCAGGGCATGGAGAGTTCCAGGCGCATGCGTGGACAGCTGAACGGTATTATCGTGTGCAGAATGACATCTTATTTCCTCCATCAAAAAAGGAAGAAAAGGAAAATCCGCTCCGCCATGCAGACAACCGGCTGCCACACAGCTTTTATAAACTGCTGGTCAATCAGAAAGTCGCGTATATGTTTACGACGCCGCCTACATTTGATGTAAAGAACGATGATCAGAACCAGCTGATTACGCAGTCATTGGGCGATTATTATGGAAAACGTTGTAAGGATTTGGCCGTCAACGCATCCAATGCTGGGATTGCATGGGTACATTACTGGATAGACAGTGAAAACGGTTTCACTTGGGGCGTCGTTCCATCGGGGGAAGTGATTCCGGTCTGGTCTCCTAAACTGGATCATCAGCTTTTGGCTGTGCTCCGGGTATATCGTGATTTTGATGACAACGGGGATGTATACGATGTTTATGAATACTGGAATGATACAGAGTGCCAGGCATTCCGTAAACGGGCCAGTGACGATATTGCTATAGGACTGATGCCATGGCCATGTTTTACGGAATTTTATGATGCCGGTATATCGCCTGCAGCTAACCAGTTCATCCACCAGTTAGGAGATGTTCCTTTTATCCCATTCTGCAATAATAATCTGACAAGCAGTGATTTGGATGACGTAAAGCCCCTGATTGATGCATACGACAAAACTTACAGCGGATTCATGAATGACCTGGAAGATGTACAGGAAGTTATTTTCGTCCTTACCAACTATGGCAGTGAAGATCTGGCGCCTTTCCTGAAGAATCTGAAATATTACAAGGCAATCAATATCGAGAATAATGGCAACGGAGACGCTTCCGGGGTTTCTACGCTGACTATTGAAATACCTGTCGAGGCAAGGGATAAAATGCTGGAGCTGACCCGAAAATCTATTTTCGATATGGGACAGGGAATAGATCCACAGCAGCAGGGACTGGATAAGACGTCCGGGGAAGCAATGAAATTTCTGTATGCTCTGTTGGAACTCAAAGCAGGGATGATGGAAACAGAATTCCGGTTGGGATTCAACAAGCTGATACGGGCTATTTTACGTGTCCATGGACAGCAGTGCCAAAACATCATACAGACCTGGACCCGTACAAGTATCCGAAATGACGCGGAACTGGTTGATATGTGCAGTAAATCCAATGGCATCATCAGCCGTAAGACCATTCTTAAGAATCATCCTTTTGTCGAGAACGTGGATGATGAAGAAAAAGAACTGGATGATGAAGAAAAGAATCAAGCTGATAAAGACGATATCTATGGCGATTTGAACGGTAAGGGAGGTGATGACGATGTATAAATGGCTCAAACAATATGCAGAGCAGTTCGGCGAGGATTTCCCATTTAAGTCTGTTATGGATAAGACGGAATATGAAATTTGTCGGATTATTCAGGAATGCTGTGAAAGAAATACAAAGTATGGGGCATCCGGGACTGGCTCCACAGGAACGACTACGTAAATAGGCTTGTATTACTTTGGCGCGGGTCGGTAACCGCGGTAAAAACCGGAAAGGAGATATAAAATGACGATTGAAGAATTAACCCAGAAATTAGGGATTGCTGATGATAAAAGGGAAGAAGCTTCCAAAACTCTTCATGATTATCTGGATGGCAATTATGTAACAAAATCTCGTTTCAACGAGGTCAACGAGGAAAAGAAGACCTTGAAGACAACAGTTGCAGAACGAGACAAGCAACTGGAAACCCTGAAGAATAGCAAAGGCGATACAGAAGCCTTGAAAGCGCAAATCAAACAGCTTCAGACAGAAAATAATCAGGCAAAAGAAAAATATGAAGACCAGATGAAGAATCTGAAACTGACTACGGCCATTCAACTGGCTATAGGTGATAGTGCGCAGGATGTCGGGATTGTTTCCGGCTTGTTTGACAGGGATAAGCTCATCCTTGGTGAAGATGGAAAAGTCACTGGCCTTGATGAACAGCTTAAGGCACTCAAGGAAAGCAAACCATTTTTGTTTAAAGCAGCACCTGGTAATCCGCCGAAATATAGTCCTAATGGTGGCGGCGGAAATAATATGAAGAATCCCTTTGCTAAAGAGACATTCAATATGACAGAACAGGGCAAGCTGTTGCGTGAAAATCCAGAACAGGCTAAAGCTCTCGCGGCGGCCGCTGGAGTCACTCTCAATGTAAATGTATAGGAGGTAATGAATTATGGCAGGAACAACTTTGACAGACGTCATTGTACCGGAACTCTTTAATCCGTATGTCATTCAGCGGACAATGGAAAAATCGGCGTTTTTCAGTAGCGGTATCATTACACGGAATGCAGCTTTCGATGCATTAGCCAGCGAAGCGGCCCGTACACATAATATGCCTTTCTTTGAAGATCTTTCTGGTGATGCCCAGAATATCGTAGAAGGAAAGTCAATCGAATTCCAGAAAATCACGTCTAATAAAGACGTATCGACAACTATCATGCGTCAGCAGAAATGGAGTGCTACGTCTCTTTCGGCTGCACTAGCAGGCAGTGACCCGATGCGTGCCATCGGCGACCTGGTTGCTGATTACTGGGCCCGTCAGTATCAGAAAGAACTGATTAATATTTTGACTGGCGTCTTTGGAGCCGATACGATGACAGACCATGTACTGGATATTTCTAAAAAGACAGGCAATGCCGCCAATATTAGTGCATCTGCTGTCATTGATACTCTGCAGCTTCTGGGTGATGCTCAGGACCAGCTGACAGCGGTTGTTATGCATTCCGCAACAAAAGCGTACCTTAAGAAACAGAATCTCATTACGACGGAACGGGACAGCACTTCCGTAGAATTCGATACCTATCAGGGACGCCGTGTCATTGTGGACGATGGATGCCCGGCCGCTGAGGGTGTTTATACGACGTACTTCTTCGGATTGGGAGCGGTCGCTTATGGGGAAGGGAACCCGGTAGGTTTCGTGCAGACAGAAACGAAACGTGACCCGGACCTTGGTGCCGGTATCAACATGCTTTACAACCGCCGCTGCTTCATCATGCACCCCCGTGGAATTGCATGGCAGAATGCTGTACGTGCCAACGTAGAATCTCCATCCAGAGAAGAACTGGCAACGGCAACGAACTGGAAACGCGTGTATGAACCGAAAGCCATCCGTATCGTAGCATTGAAACATAAAGTAGGCTGATAAGGGCAGGTGATGGATGTGGACAGCGAAGAGTATTGGGCACAGAGAGCCATAGAGCGGGAAAAAGAATGGCACAAGAAATGCCAGGAAACCATTGAAAAGGAACTGGCCCGGTACTATCTTGCATCGCTGGGCCATATCCAGACCGATATGGCGGCACTGTATGGCCGGTTTGCCAAAGATAATGCACTATCAGTCGAAGAAGCGCGCAGGCTGATTACGGGAAGTGAATACCGGCAGTGGCGTATGACGATTGAGGAATATATCAGGCAGATAAAGGAAAACGGGGACAAAGGTCTTGAACGGGAACTGAATGTCCTGGCTATGCGCAGCCGTATCAGCCGCCTGGATAAGCTGTACAGTGAAACCTTGATGGAACTGGATGCGTTAGGACATAAGGTTTCTGAGACCATGACGGATTTCCTCACAGATGCATACAAAGACAATTATTATCATGGGCTGTTTGATATTGGGAAGGAAATCGGATTACCGGCCTCCTTTGCTAAAGTAAACCGTGATGATCTGACGCAGGTGCTCCGGAATCGATGGAGTGGGATGAATTACAGCCAGCGAATCTGGAAAAATCAGCGGCTGCTGGCACGAACACTGAAGTCTGAGATGATGACAGCCGTTCATCGAGGGGAAAGCATAGAATCTATCTCTAAGAGGGTATCCCAGCGGATGGATGTTGGAATCAGTAATGCACGACGCCTGGTTCGGACAGAGCTGAATTACGTTGAAAATCAAAGTGCCATGGACAGTATCAAAGAAGCAGGGATGAAGTATTACCGCTTTTCTGCGACACTGGACCGCCGGACGTCAGCGACCTGCCGGGAACATGATGGCCATGTTTATCCCATCGACGAATACCAGCCAGGCAGTACGGCCCCACCACTTCACCCGAACTGTCGCTCCACCATTGCAGGGAGCCTGTACGGGCCGGATAAAAAGAAGGCCGGGACGCGCATTGCCAGGAATGACAAGGGCAAGACGTATTATGTGCCGGCTGAATTACAATATGTTGATTGGAAACTTATCTATATTGATAAACAAATATCGTATAAAACTTGGAAACAAGGAAAAGGAAACTTTACTCATCATAATTTATCAAATATAATAAAGGTAAATCGTACGGAATTGCATGAAACTCCATATGCAATAACTCAGAAGATTTCTAAAAAAGGCAATGTGGAATACAATTTTTATGATGCTAAAGGGAATCAGTATCTTCAAGTTGCCGATAGTGACCATGGGCATAAAAATGAAGCAAATTATGGATTACATGGTGAACATGCCCATTGGTATGATAAACGCACGGGGGATGGGATTCCTATTCATGGCAAAGCTGGTGAAATTCCTAGTTTCATTAGAGAAAAGATGGGAGATAAATTATGATTACACGCAATGACATAGAGCGAGATATTGATACTAGCCAATCCTGCGCTACCTGGACCTACAAAGGTAAGGGATGTGGAATCGATCCTGTCGATGGGCACTATGTCATGTGGTATGGGTACGGGCAGCAGCCAGACCTGGTAACCAAAGATTGGAATACGATTTTCAATACTATTTTTTTTGATGGGAAGACATTACAGGAAATCCTTCCGGATATTACTGATTATGAAGCACCTTAATGTTTTTTAGCACTCACGATGTGGGTGCTTTTTTCATGCCCAAATGGAGGTGAAAGGTATGCAGTGTGTAACGGCAGATGAAGCGGTAACGCTCATTATTGACAATGTGCAAAGTATCCGTGGTGAGCCGGCAGAGGATGCAGCTCTTACGATGTATGCAAATAAATTTGTCGGTTTTGTCCTGGATTATTGCAACCGGGAAGATTTCCCTAAAACGCTGATCTATACAGCAACGGATTACATATCACAATGGCTGGAAGATAAAGCGAATGGCGGTCGTCAGGGTGCATTGAAGAGCCTGGAGCAGAATGATACAAAATTCCAATTTGCCGTGTCAGATATGACACAATCGGGAAGCCAGACCGATGCGGATCTGCAATCTTTTACAGCCCGTCTTGCACCGTATCGAAAAGTCAGGTGGCCCGTATGACGATGCCATGGAACCGATGCAAGAATCTGCTCATGAAATACATGTATAAAGACCGCGTCACCGTGTACCGGCAGCAGTCAGTAAAAGACGACGAAGGGGCCGATGATTATACGGCGCAGGCCATCTATCAGGATATTCCTTGCCACCTGACACAATATGGAAAGGAACTGCAGAGCGGACAGAATCCGCGGGAATTCTTCACGAAGACGGACCTGCGGATTTGTCTGGATCCTAAGTACGATATCCTACCGAACGACATACTGACGATTACCCATGATGGACAGACGTTCCAGCTCAATGCCGCAAAGGCCTTCAAGTATCCGACGCATCAGGAAATCAGCGTCCGAAGAGAGGATGAGGCGTAATGGGGATGCGATTTGGTAGCTTCGACGCCTTCGATGAGCGATTAGCCAAAATCGAGGGACAGGGAGCCAGAAAGATGAATCAGTTCGTCGCCCAGGAAGCAGAAGTAATCCGGGGGAAAGTCCAGGACAATACTCCTGTTGATACAGGCCGGCTGAAAGGCGGCTGGAAACGGTCCAGGGCGGTGCAGGGCAAGTCGGAAATCTATAATAACGTCGAATATGCCGCCCATGTCGAATACGGACACCGGACCCGTGGCGGGAAAGGATTCGTAAAGGGGAGTAAAATGCTCCATCGTGGGATGCTGCAGGCGGAAAAGACGTTCCGGGATGATGCTGATACCATCATGAAGGCGGTGCTTGATGAATGATTACACTGCGTGAAATCAAAGCGGCCATCGTAAACGTACTGAAAACAAAATACCCGGAATGCAGGGTGCACTTCGATAATGTAGAAAAATCGGATGCGCCTTATTTTTATGTCGAACTGATGCCGACAGCGACAACAGTCGATGATGTATATAGTGACCGTCTGATTCAGGTGGATGTTACCTACATCCATCCGAAAGACACCATGGGCCGGGTTAACCGCACAGCTGTCTATGATGTAGCGGATACCCTTGACAGGACAATCCGGCCGGTGCTGGTCATTATGGACCGGCACATCACTATTTTGGATGCAGAGATGACCGTCGTGGATGACATCCTGCATTATATTTTTAATCTTGATTTCCGTGACGCCTGGACCGATGAAGAAGCCGGCCGTGTCCAGTATGAACTGATGCAGTCGATGCAGTTGCAGGTGAACGGGACTGATCTGACAGAGGAGGAATAGGCTATGCCAGCACAGGAACAGGAATTATTCGGTCTGCCGCAGGTACTGATTAATTTCCGTACGAAAGGCACGACAGCTATTAAACGGAGTGCCATGGGGATCGTTGCGATGATCCTCCACAATGAATCGAAAGATGAAATCCATAACTACACGATCAGGGATGTATCGGATATCCCGGAAACAGGTCTTACCGATGAAAACGTAGACCTTATCAAAAAATGTCTGCTCGGGACGCCTCTCCGGGTCCTGGTATATACACTGCCCCTTTCTACTGTAGAAGGAGCGACTAAGACACAGGCTAACGTTCTCAAGATGCTGGCCAACATCAAATGGAACTGGCTCTGTGCCCCGACTGCTACGACGCAGGAACAGAATGACCTGGCATCTTGGATTAAGACGCAGCGTACGACGAAACGGAAAACTTTCAAGGCCGTATTATCTGAACAGGCAGCCGACCATGAAGGCATCGTCAACTTCTGCACGAACGATATCAAGGTACAGACTGATACCGACAGTTCTGGCAATCCTGTCTATACGACGTATACAGCGATACAGTATACGGCCCGTATTGCCGGCATTTTGGCAGGGCTGTCCTTGGACCGTAGCGCCACGTACTTCAAGCTGACGGAAGTAGAAAGCGTAGAGGTCTACGAAGATATCGATACGCTGATTGATAAAGGCGAACTGCTCCTGATTGATGAACAGGATGGCGACGGTGTCAAGATTGCCCGTGCCTGCAATTCCCTTACGACTTTCACCACGGACAAAGGTGAAGAATTCCGTAAGATCAAGATCATTGAAGGCATGGACATGATTACCGATGATATCCGGGATACGTTCAAGAAATATTACGTCGGCAAGGTCATCAACGACTACAACCATAAGATGCTGTTCATTTCGGCCATCCTGGTCTATTTCTCGGAAATCAAAGGGAACGTACTGGATGCCGATGCAGATAATACAGTTGACATCAACGAACAGTATCAGAGCAATTATGCCAAGCTTCACGGTGACGATCCGACAACGATGTCGGTCATGGAAATCCGCCAGTACAATACCGGTGATACGATTGCTCTGGTCGGCAATATCCGTCTCGTAGATGCTATGGAAAATCTGACGATTGATTTTACCCTGTAAGGAGGTCTTATAAATGGCAAGAAGCCCATTTGATGTACAGTATCGAGGTCGTAGACGCTGGAACGGGTCCCACGGCAAGGTATGGTGGGACAATGAATTGCTTTTTGAAATCGAAAAGTTTGAGGTAAACGTAGAGCCACAGCGTGAAGATGTGCTAATCGGTAACAGCGTAGACAGCAAAATCGTATCACTGAAAGGCACCGGAACGATTACAATCAAGAGCGCCATTAACCGCAATCTGAATAAATTCCTCGAAGAATGGAAAGCCGGGCACGATCCGCGGACAACACTGGTAGGCCTGCTGGAAGACCCGGATATGATTGATGCCCAGAAGGAACGCGTCTCAATCGATAATGTCTGGTTCAATAAATTGGACCTGATGAGTTTTGAAAAAGGCAAGGTAGTTGAAAAAGAATATCCTTTCGGCTTCACGCCGGAAGATGCGGCCTATGTAGAAACCGTAGAATAGGAGGAACGTTATATGGCAGTCAGTGTGCAGGATCTGATTAATCAGAAAGAAAAAATCGAACAGAAGAAACAGGAAACATTTGATATCACTACCAGCGTCGGGGTAATGACCGTAAAGAAAATGTCTGGGAGCCTGATGGCCGACATTATCGATATATCGGATGGCGGGGATGAATACTGCATCCTAAACAGCGTCGTAGCTCCGAATCTGAGAGATGCGGCACTGCAGCAGGCGTATGGCTGTGCAGAACCGACGGATATTGTCGATAAGCTCTTTGACGCTGGGGAAGTACCGGCTATTGCAAGAAAAATCGCCAGTCTGTCCGGATACGGAGAAAATATCGAAGCAAAGGTACATAAAGAAGTAAAAAACTGATTGAGGAGAACTGGGAAGCGGCTACGGCCGCTTTTCTGGTTCTCAGGGGTCATACACTAGATTGGTTCTTCCATCTGGATCCAGTGGAAAAGATATTCTGCTATCAGGCCATGGTGCATGAACAGGAACGGCAGGAACGGCTGATACTGCTGCCATTAAAAGTGAAAGGAGACCGGATGCTATGAGCAATTACATACTGAGCGCTACACTGGAACTCAAGGACCAGTTTACAGCACAGGTCAATAAAGCACGGTCCGGTTTCAAGGACCTGACAGGTACATTAAAGGATGCAGGCATTGCGACGGACAGTGTTGCAGCCGGAATGGGGAAGGCTGGAACTGCAGCGTCACGGGCGGCCCAGCAGGCGGATAAAGCCAAACGGTCCTTTCAGGGCATCCGCGGCACGTATGAAGCAACCATCCGGGCAAAGGACAACGCGACAGAGCAAATACGCAAAGTCAAGACCGAATTGAACGGCCTGAAAGGGAAAGCGTATACGGTTGCCCTGAATATGCGGGCCAATGTCATGAAAGACAAGGGCCTGCAGGATATGAAGAACGCTATGTCTGGCATGGCCGGCGGAATGCTCATGGGCACCAGTATGCAGATGGCAGGGGCCGCAGGTATCGGATTTGGTATCTATGACGCTGTTAAAGGTTATATGGACTTCGAGCAGGAAATGAGTGCCGTAAAGGCTATTTCCGGGGCGACAGAAGACGAATTCCAACGACTTACCGATGCTGCCATGAAGATGGGCGCCGAAACGAAATTCTCAGCCAAAGAATCAGCGCAAGCTCTGGAATATATGGGCATGGCAGGGTGGAAATCAGATGAAATGATTGCCGGCCTTCCCGGTGTCATGAATCTGGCTGCGGCTTCCGGTGAAGACCTAGGGCGCGTATCGGATATCGTGACGGATGCTATGACATCGTTCAAGCTGGCAGCGTCAGATGCCACCATGTTTTCTGATGTCCTGGCTGCCACGGCAACCAGTTCCAATACCAATGTCGGCAAAATGGGTTATACGTTCCAGTATGTCGCTCCGTTGGCCGGGGCCCTGGGGTATACCATCCAGGACACGGCCCTGGCTATCGGCGCTATGGCGGATGCCGGTATCAAAGGCGAACAGGCTGGTACCAGCCTGAGGGCACTTTTGACCCGCATGGCATCGCCCACCAAAGACTCGGCGGAAGCCATGCAGACACTGGGACTCTCTATTACCGATTCTGCTGGCAATATGCGTCCTCTGCGGGATATCCTGGTAGATATACGGAATGGGTTCAAACAGCTGACACCGGCGGAACAGGCGCAGGTAGCATCAGCACTGGCGGGGCAGGAAGCCATGTCAGGGCTTTTGGGCATTGTTAATGAATCGGATGACAAGTTCAATTCACTGGCTGATTCTATTGATAATTCGGCAGGGGCAGCAAAGAAAATGGCTGACATCCGCCTGGATAATCTGGCCGGTGATCTGGAATATCTGTCCGGGGACTGGGACGCCTTTACCATGTCACTGATGAAAGGCAATACCAGCAACGGTCTGCGCGACTTCGTCAAAGAAGCGGATAAGCTTTTGAGCGATTTCAGTGGAGTGGTTGAGGAACATGGCCTGGGAACCCGGTCCGTCCTGTCACTGATAGGAGAAGGAATAAAAGATCTGAAAGATAAGTTCCTTGCCTTTGATGGTATCGGGTCTGTACTGGCAGGAGGTGCCCTGGCATTCGGGCTGAAGAAACTATATGACTTAGCACAAAAAGTACGCAGTTCCGTCCAGGGGCTGATAACTAAATCATCGAAGCCGCCTGCAGGACCGGAATCAAGTACGACAGGCGTAAAAGATATGATGGTATCAGCCAGGACCGTCATTGTAAATGGGAAGGAATCGACATCGAATACGCCTTCCATTCCTACACCGGGAACTCCAGGGACAAAAACGCCATCTAAAACGAAGACGCCGTCATCGTCCCGTATCGGAGGCGTGATGAGGCGTCTTCCTGTATTGGGCGGATTGACATATCTGGCTGGTTCTGCGTTGAACGTTGCGTATGCTCCGGAAGAAGAACGGGGGGCGGCGATAAGCAGTGCTGTTGGTGGCGGACTAGGATGGCTCGGCGGTGCGAAACTAGGAGCTATGGCTGGAAGTTTGGCTGGGCCTGTCGGCGCTGCCATAGGCGGTTTAGCCGGTGGGATAGGCGGCGGTCTCCTGGGCGAAAAACTCGGCGATGCGTTTGCACGGATTGACTGGGACCGGATGAAGCAGCCATTCTCCCGTGCCCTGTCTGAAATGAAAGCCGATTTTGCTAACATGGGGCCACGGTTTGATGCTGATGTACAGGACATGGCGCAGAAAATGGGGCAGGCATGGGAGGATATGAAGACATCGGCAGGACAAAAACTGGACAGCCTGAATGACTGGGCCAGTGATACCTGGGGTGATATCCAGCAGGGTGCTGAATACACAGGGCAGGGAATCGGGAATAGTTTTTCCGAAGCCCGTGCCAATGCAGAAAATGCCTGGGCCGATTTCTGCAGTTGGTTTGACAGTAACGTCTGTCAGCCGTTGGCAGGCCTGGCCAGTTCCGCTGCGGATAAACTGACAGAATTAGGTTCTGCAGCAGCATCCGTCCCGACGTTCGGCGGTTCGGGCCCGTTAGACAGTACCTTTTCGTCTATGTTCTCAATTGGTCATAACGCGTCCGGCTCGTCCTATTATTCCGGTGGATGGACCGAAATCAATGAGCGGGGTGGCGAAATCGTAGACCTGCCACAGGGAAGCCGTATCTATCCACGTGCTACGACGGAACGAATGATCCAGAATGAGCTGGATGGCAGCATGCCGGCAGGCGGCCCGGTCGTCGTCAAGGGCAATACTTTCTACGTCCGCGAAGAGGCCGACATTGACCGCATCGCATATAAACTGGCGAAACTGATTTCCCAGGGGCATGTCAATTACGGAGGTGGTTACTGATGAGTCTGGGCACGTTAGGCAATACAATACAGGTCCTTTCGGCCATCTTCTCCAGTGGCGGAGTAAGCGGAAGACGGCAGATCATCATTGAAGGCCCTACAGGGCGCCTGACCATACCGGTAACGCCGGCAAAGTATACCGTTGGTGACGGCCAGAAGAACAAAGTCGTCGATATTACACAGGTCGGGGAAGCTCCGGTGTTCGGGATGCCAAAAGCCCGGACGCTGTCGTTTTCCTGCTTCTTCCCGTCTACTGTACATGATTATCCGTTTGTCGTGGGCGATTACACAGAACCGACAGCCTGTGTCGAAAAACTGACAGAATGGAAGGCGTCACGGAAGCCGGTGCGTGTCATCATTACAGATTCTCCAGTAAACATGCAGATGGCCATTATGGAGTTCTCGTACTGGGAGCAGGACGGCAGCCGGGATATCTACTATACGCTCAATTTCACGGAGTACAAAGAACTCAATGTCCCGGCAGCCAATAACGATAAGCCGATTGATGACGCGACAGGACTTAAAGTACGTCCGGTTGACCTGGATGCAAAAATCAAGGAAGAACAGGCTAATGTCTCTAAAGGGAAAGCGCTGTTCCAAAAAGGCTGTGATGTAATGGATATCGCTAAGAAGGCCTACGGGGATTATACTCATTGGCGCCGCGTAATCAAGAGCAATAACCTCAAGAGCCTGGTCATCAATAATACCGGACAAATCCGGAAGTGGGTGATTAAGAATTGATCATCAAGCATAAGCTGGTCGTCACGGAGACAACAAAAGACGCAAGCGGACGGGAGACAACAACCCAGAAAGACGTGCTAAATGACATATCACGGCTAACGGTTGGCAAGATTACCTGGGAAGGCTCGCGACTGCAGGTAGCGCGGAAATTGACGTTCTCCTATGTACAGGACGCCCGGGACCCGAACCTGCCGAACTACGTCATTAGCTGTGGGGAAACGGTCTATGGTTATGATGAAGCCGGGAACCTGCAGTTCCAGGGCAATGTGTACAGTGTCGAAAAGAATGTACAGCAGTCCACCGTCACGGTCATGGCCTACGATAATTTGTTCATCCTCTGTCGGTCCAAAACAACACGGAAATTCACGGATATGCTGGCTGAGGATATTGCAAAAGCAGTCTGCAGTGAACTGGGTATCAAAGCCGGGAAACTGGCTGAAACAGGCAAGAAAGTCTCGTTTATCGCCCAGGAGAAAACAGGCTATCAGATCATCATGATTGCCTATACAGATGCAGCCAATCAAATCAACACACAGAAGGAAAACAAGGATGATCCGGATGTTCTTTTCCATCCGGTCATGCGCGGCGATGAACTGGATGTCATCAAAAAAGGCGAACTCATCGAAGGGCTGGAAGCCAATCAATACGTAAATATTGAGAACAGCCAGTATAAAGAATCCATCGAAAGCATGGTAAACAGCGTCATGATTACCGACCAGCAGGGCAACGTCACGGGCTACCAGACGAAAGATGAATGGATCCAGAAGTATTCCATGGTCCAGGACGTCTACAAGACGAACCCGAATGACAATGCCCAGGCAGAAATCAACAAGCTGTTCAAAGGGCCGGAACGTTCTGGAATATTAGAAATGATTGGGGATTATGCTGCGAAGTCTTCCTACTCCATCCAAATCAGAGATATCCTGACGGAATTGTGCGGAAAATTCTGGATTAAATCTGATACGCATACATTTGAAAACGGTATCCATGAAATGCAATTGGAAATCGAGTTCGAAAACATTATGAACAAAGAAGAAAAGCCGAAAGAGATACAGACGAAGACAGGCCGTACATCGTCTGCGATTGGTAGTGCGAATTTGGCAGCGTCAGCTGGCGTACAAGCGGGCTTTGCCGCTTGGGAAGGGGCTACTATGCCAGATGGGCGTAATGGCTGTGTAGAGGCTGCCACGCGTATTGGCAGCTATTACAGCCCATTTCTCAAGCAGGAATGTGATAATGGTGTCGCCTCGGTCCCGACCTTAATGTCTGATGCCGGCGACGCCGTCATTCCTTTCGATGAATCGAACCTGGAAGTCGGGGACTGCGTCGTCTTCGATGGCGATGAGCACGTTGTCGTCTATGCCGGCGATGGCCAATATGTCGGTAATAATTCCAGCGGGAACGGCGGCGCCGGGGCCGTTGGTACCGGTGGCATCTATAATATCGGCATGACGCCAACATCTATTATCAAGACGAGTAGGATGTAAGGAGATGATATTATGCCGGAACATATTCCATCTGCATCTCAATCAGCATCAGCCATTGTAGATATCATGCATACAGTAGCCCGGGGTGAACTGCCAAGAGGTGCCCAGGTCGGCATCGTCGAAGCCCCGCCTCCTGATATCGTTGTCCGGATGAATAATATACCATTGACGAAGAAGGACCTGTATATTTCAAGGTATCTGATGCCGGATTATACCCGTCATATGGTCGGGCAGACCAGTAACCGGGCAGGTGGTTCCGGAGACGCAGCGTATGAAAGTCATAACCATCCCATTGATAACGATGAGATGTGGACGGATACACTGAAACCGGGGACGCTGGTCCTCCTGATACCGATTTACGGCCAGAATGAACAATTATACTGGCTGGCAGACAGTGGGGTGAAGTTATGAGTGCAGAATATCCCTTTACCGGGGCTGTATCGGTCAATACTTATACGTCAGACCTGCCAGTCCCTAAGGAATATGCCTGGGACTTCGATAAGAACTGTTTTTTGTATGACAAAATAGGCAGGCACGTCGTCGTTGAAAAGGACGAGGCCATCAAGGTATGGATCTACAAAGCCCTCAGCACGGAGCGTTTCCGCTACCTGGCATACAGCTGGCAGTATGGTATTGAACTCAGGCCGTTCATAGGCAAGGTCATGGGGGTACAGCAGAGATACAGTGAAATCAAGCGGATCATCATTGAATGTCTGATGGTAAATCCGTACATCAGGAGTATTGACAATGTAGATATATCACATGATGGAGATAAAGTTTCTATTGCTATTACGATTACGACGATTTATGGGGAGGTGAGCGTCGATGTATGAAGCCAGAGGGCAGGATGAGATTTTAAAAGAACTGCAGGAAAACTCGAGTTCATCTGTATCGAGTTTTGAAGGCACCTTTACGTATGATTCGTTTGCCGCCAATAGTATCGAGTTCGCCAAACAAGAAGTCGAACGGGAACAAGCCTATAAAGCCATGTTTGCCCGGACCAGCTGGGGTGAGTACCTCGAAATGCGGGCAGAAGAACATGGCATTTTCCGTCGGCAGGCCGTCAAGGCCAAAGGCAGGGTCACAGTATCCGGCAATGGGACTGTACCACAGGGAAGTGTATTCCAGACGTTTACAGGAATTGCTTTCTATACGACGAAAGCCGCTTCAATTACCCAGTCTGGTGATATCCCTGTTGAGTGCAGTACTGCCGGCACGATAGGAAATGTAAAAGCCGGTACGATTACGGTCATCCCTATGTCTATACCAGGTATCAGCTCTGTAACGAATGCCGACGCTACCTATGATGGATTTGATGAAGAAGACGACGCCACCTTATACAATCGGCTGATTTTTAAAGTACGGCAGCCGGCTACATCAGGGAATGTGAATGATTATATCGAGTGGGCGACATCTATAGCGGGTGTTGGTCATGTGACAGTCGTTCCACTCTGGAACGGTAACGGCACTGTAAAAGTCATCATTACAGATTCCAGCGGAAATCCGGCGTCATCGAATCTGTTGACACAAGTGTCCAACACTATTGAAACAAAACATCCTATCGGGGCCACGGTGTCCGTAGTCGCACCGGCTATTTTAGAACTTCATATCGAACTGACGCCTACCAAGGGCAAAGGAGATGCAGATGCCATCAAGATACTGCTGAACAATTATTTTACGTCCCGGAATTTTGGTGGCGGAAAGGTTTCGTATGCTGTTATAGGGAAGATGATTATTGACGATGAATCTACAAACGTCACAGATTATGATTCTCTCACTATCAATGGTGATGTGAAGAATATTTCTTTGACAGATGAGCAGATACCTAAGGTGACGGAGGTGACACTCAATGGCTGATACCCCGGATTTCCGATTCCTGCGGAATACGCCTGTTGAACTGAGACGGTATCTTCCCACCTTCCTTTTTCATGATGCTACTTTTTCGGATACACTAGGGACGTTGTCTCATGAGCATGAAATACAGCGACTGACTTTGACAGATGCGGCACAACAGGCATTTGTAAAGACAGCAACGTGGGGGCTGGATGACTGGGAAGAATTTGTCGGATTGGAGCATGAATCAGCGGATACCTTACAGACCAGGCGGAACAAAATACTGATGAAGCTGGCCGGCGTTGATTCCGTTACCGTGCCGTTTTTAACACGACTGGTCAATCTCTACGTAGCAGACGGTCAGGCCGTTGTCATCGACCACCCGGAAACGTACAGTATAGAGATACTGCATCATGGCGGTCAGGTACTGGACTATGATGGACTGGAGGACGCCATCAATACGTATATCCCGGCACACATTGGCCATACGCTGCTGACGTATACAAAAGGAAGGCTGGCCGTTTACACTGCCGGCATTGTCCGGAACTGTAAGATAATGCGCATCGGGATGACACTGCAGCCGAATAATAAGATATCACCGACAACGCTGTATGCAGCGGGGGCCATCATCCATCAGTATCATAAACAGACTATACAGGCAGGAGGTTAAAACATGGCACAATTTCCAACATTGACGTTTACAGAGGCCGGATTGCAGATGCTCATCCAGGCGCAAAATGGCCATACACTGAAATTTACGAAAGGGAAGCTCGGGAGCGGCGTCATCACAGACAGTGACAATATTTTAAAATTTACGGATCTGAAAACGCCTAAAATGACATTGCCGATTACGAAAGTAGATGACAGCAATAAAGAACTGTTGGTGCTTACCTTTGACACTGGTAACACATCACTTGATGAAGGATTCATTAGTAGAGAATTAGGTGTATTCGCGCAGCTGGATAACGGCACGGAGACACTATATGCCTACTCTAATGCCGGCAATAATTATGACTATATGCCAAACAAAGATACACCAGTATCGCAGAGCCGCCTTGAGGTGGAAATCGTATGCAGTACGTCGGCTAATGTACAAATCGTCATCGACAAATCCATCGTGTATACGACACGGGATGATGTAGATGAGATGATTGCAGAGCACAATGCATCTGATACCGCTCACAGCAACCGCCTGTACGTGTCTAAAACAGCTGATAAGCCGGCAAGCATGGCCGATACCGGCATGTGGGTAGAAATAGTCGAGTAGCGAGGTGATACAATGCTGAAAATTAGAGGCATGGACATCTACTACGTACGCGGTGACGATGACAGTTTTACTATCCAACCGGTGCAGGCGGACGGTACAGCCATCACTGGGTATACCGGCGTCTTCTCTGTCAAGCGTACCTATGACGATACCGACTACGTCCTGCAATGTCCGATGGACGGGTCCGTCGTAGATTTGACGCACGAAAAGACTCAGGGCCAGGCATATGGCGATTATGTATGGGATGTACAACTGACGTTGGCCGATGGGGCGCATCAGACAATAGGCCCGGGCAAGTTCCATATGCTGCCGGATGTCACGACGACGTAGGAGGTGGCATCATGAATAAACTACAGGCTGTGCTTACAGCACGGTCGCCTGCGTTGTCCGCTTGTCTGAGCGCTGGGAATACCCTAACCGTAGGTGTAGGCATGGCCGGGGCTAAAGGGACAGTCTATACGCCACACATCACGGATGACGGCATATTATCTTGGACCAATGACGGCGGCCGGGATAATCCAGCCCCGGTGGATATAAAAGGTCCGAAGGGAGATACTGGGCCACAAGGACCAGTCGGCCCACAAGGGCCGGCTGGAAAAGACGCATTGGCAGATACAATCTTAAATATGGATATTGATGCGATTTTTTAGGAGGAAAATATGGCAACGAAATTCTTAGATCTCGACGGCCTGAAATATTTTAAAAATAAAATGGATGCGGCGAACGACGGAAAATATGTACCCCAGGGCATTACAATTAACGGCGTCGCACTCAATAAAACGGGTATCACGATTAATGATAATACGAAGTTGAGTAAAACCGATGCAACGAGTATCTATTTGACTAAAACAGATGCGGCAAAAACCTACCTTGGAATCGGCGCAAAAGCATCGACTGCCGGTGCAGCCGATACGGCGGCAAAGCTGGCAACAGCACGGACTATCAACGGGGTTAGTTTTGATGGCTCGGCAAACATTACTATTCACGCTACGGATAGCACAGCACGTATCGCTACATCGCTCATCGGTACGGCAAACGGCGTTGCCCCGCTCGGATCTGACGGCAAAATCCCGACGCAGTATATACCAGGTGACATTGGACAGGCGGTTGAAGGCTATTACAGCGGCGGAAAATTTTACAAAGAAGCAGCTCATACAACAGAAATCACCGGAGCAGAAAACACATTATATCTGGATATCGGTGGTACGGATAAGGACGTATACAGATGGACTGGAACCGCCTATGTCCTGCTCAACGACGCCGTTAGCACTGCCGATAAAGCCGTCCGTGATGGCGATGGCAACACGATTTCGACGACTTACGTCAAGAAAGTCAGTGGCAAAGGACTCAGCACGAATGACTACACGACGGCCGAAAAAAATAAGCTGGCCGGGCTCAGTAACTACACATTGCCGGCAGCTACTTCCAGCGTTTTAGGGGGGGTGAAAATTGGAAGCAACATTACCGTGTCGTCCGGCGTCGTCTCGCTGACGTCAGCTAATGTCACAGCAGCCCTCGGATATACGCCGGCAAATTCATCCAGCATAGTCACCTACTCGGCGCTGAGTCAGACTGAAATTGATACATGCTTTGCTTAGGCGGTGAGGGAAATGGCTACTAAATTTTTAGATGCGGCCGGGCTGAAATATGCAGTCAGTAAGATTAAGACACTGATTGCGGCAAAGCAGGATAAATTGACGTTCGACAGCAAGCCCACGTCTGGCAGTACCAACCCCGTCACCAGCGGCGGTGTATACGATGCGATTAATAACGGCATCACGATAAGCGTCGAAGCATCTGCTGGATCCAGCACATGGATAGAAGTGCCGACAGAAGATTTGTACGTCGGCGGCACAGAGCCGACCGACCAGAACACACTTTGGCTTGAAGTCAGCGAATAGGAGGAATGAAAATGAGCATTTTAAAAGGCATTTTACATCACTGGAATAAAACGACAAAATCGTATGATACCATTCATCCGGAAACCGAAGTAGCTCAGGTCACGGACTGGAACCAGGGCATCGTGAATACCCTGGCCAGCACGACGCTCGGCAGCCTGATCAGCACACTGTCATCTGATTCTTTTGCGGCTAAAATCGTAAAGCTGGTACTGGATGCGACCGGAGTAAAATACCTGACTGGTACGAGTGGATATCTTTGCTTTGGTTCACTTTTTGGCGGCCTAATTATACAGTGGGGAAATAGCACTCATGGATGGGTATCGTTCCCAATAATGTTTACCTCGTATCGAGTAATTATTACAAATCACCAAGGAACAGCATTTTATGAATCCAAGCCCAGGGAAAATGACACGTTAGGGGGCTTTACGCTCGATGTCGGGAGTAATAGTGATGATAGCATGGATGCATACTGGATAGCTATTGGCCTATAGACCTATTGCTATCCAGTTTACTGATACCTTATCAGAATCATGATTAGCGTGGAAAAAATAGCAATTTAAAAGCCCGCTTGTACCCAATGCGCTTGATGCTACGACGTTAACATCTGTCTGTGTACCGTAATGCACCCCTATTACGATGGGTTCCGTATTAAAAGCAATGGAATATCCGTTAAATGTTTCGCTCATGCATCTTCCCCACTGTTTAAGCCTTAACGCAAATCACTATGACATTGATGTTTGCTCCCGGATCTGAGTTACTGGATACTGCCCAGAGCTTCGAGTCAGAGTAATAAACGGAGAAGGTTATCCCGGTAATAGGGCCATTTTGGATGCCGCCGACAGACTTCAGGTATGTTGCGGCTAAAGGTAAAGAAATTTCCGTTGGCGTCGTCTTTGCTGTTACATTTGCCCACTGTCTAAAATTTTTGATGTAGCATAGCCACGAAGGAGGCTTAGTGGCTATGGAAAATTGGAAAATCGTATGCACCGAAATTAGTAGCATTATTGACGACCTTACGATGGTCGCGGAAGAAATTATAAAAGGAGGTGAGGCTATGCGGTTGCCTAACGGGTTTGGATGCATTCGCAAAATGGGTGGCAACCGCCGCAAACCATATGCGATATGCAAAAGTATTGAAGGCAGGCAGAAATATCTCGGCAGTTTTGAAACACGGGAGGAGGCGTTCAGGTATCTGCTTAAGCTCAACGGTGGCAAGTTTGTTCGGTCGAAAGCCGACGGCCCGACATTCGAAGAGCTGTATCACGAATGGAAACAGGAAAAATGGCCCATGATCGGCAGTAGTTCAAAAACAAGTTATGAGTCAGCTTATGCGTATTGCTCAGACCTCTGGAGGATGTCTTTCATCGATGTTCGATATAAGCAAATCCAGGCGGTGATGGACAAAGTACGAGAAAAAGGATTGTCATATTCCAGCCAGAAGAAAGTCAAAACACTGCTATATCAGCTGTATGAGTACGCTTGCAAGACTGATATCGTAGATAAAAATTACGCACAGTACTTAGAACTGGGGAAGAACATCCCGGTATACAAGAAGCGGCCGTATAGCCGTGAAGAAATCGACCTTCTCTGGGGGCATACGGACGATGAGGCTATTCAGGAAATCCTTATGTTGATTTACTGCGGCGTCCGTATTGGCGAGCTACTGGCGCTAAAGGTTGTGGACGTGCATCTTCCGGAACGATGGTTTCTAGTACGGGATAGCAAAACGGCTGCGGGCAGGAACCGTCACGTTCCGATTGCCGAAAAAGTTTTGCCATTCTGGGAGACACGTTGCCAGGATAAAAACATATTTGTGCTTAACCGGGCCGGAAAAAAGTACAGCTATACATCTTATCACGAGCGGTACGAAAAAGCGCTAAAACGGCTTGGGCTGGTGCATACCTTGCATGAGACAAGGCATACATGTGCCAGCCTGTTAAATTCTGCCGGAGCTAATGACGTATGCGTGAAAATGATATTGGGGCATCAGCAGGACGGCATAACAAAGCGGGTGTACACGCATAAAACGCTGGCTGAACTTATCTATACCATTAACTTAATTTAGAAAGGGGTAGGTAGAAAGATGACAGGTACAAATGTCGATTACTACGCTGCAGGTTTTGACAAAGATGGCAAAAGAGTGTGCAGCTTGATTTGTGATTTCAATCCGGATAAAGAAAAAAATACGGGCAAAAAAGCAGAATTGCTTGATAAGGTCAAAGCAACCTCGAAAGATGTTGCCATTGCTGAAATTATCACGGCAGATGATTTCATTCAATATTTAAATGGGCATGTAAGGGATACAAATACAGGAAAACCAGTAGAATACGTTCCGCCAGAACCAACCGCTGAAGAAATCGCAACGAGTAAGCAGGCGGCGCTTGAGGCAGAATATACATCAGCACAACAAGAATTAGGGCAATCGCTGCTTGTCGCAAATCTAAACGGCGATACTGATACTGCTGCCGGCATTCAAAGCGAATACTCGGACTTGAACGCATATTACAAAGAGCAAAGTGATGCTATCACTGCTGAACTTACAGCGGCGACAGAAGGGAGTGATAAATAATGGCTTTTAAATTAAAGAAAAGATGCAAATTCTGTGCCCATCCGTTGAGGGATGATGGCACATGTCAGAACCCGAAATGTGTGAACTATACGGAAGAAGAACAGAACGAAAACAAGGAAACAACAAAAGCAAATGGTGGTGAATCATAATGAACACGCTACTTGCTTTTTTTCACGAGATCGCCCCGTCCGGCCATCAAATCGGATGGGGTACTGCCATATCTTGTATCGGCACTGCGTTTTCATATTTAATTGGCTGGAACGATGTAATCGAAGCTTTACTTGTAGCGATGGCCATCGATTACATAACCGGCATCATGGCTGCCTATATTAACCCTAATTTGGCATTGAATAGTCAAAAAGGCTTTAAGGGAATCTGCAAAAAAATAGTCATTCTGCTCTTAGTTGCCTTGGCACATGCGTTGGACAGGGCTACAGGCCAGCCGGCAGTGCAGTCATTAGTAGTATGGTTTTTCCTAGGAAACGAAGGCCTATCTATCGTAGAGAATGCAGCTAAAGCAGGGCTCCCGATTCCAGATAAACTCAAAAACACATTAGAGCAACTAACCGATAAGAACGAAAGGAAGGTGCAGAAATGAAAGTTTACATTAATCCTGGGCACGATTTAACGTACGACAGCGGCGCAGTTAACCCGGATACTGGACTGCGTGAGTGTGATGTGGCCGCCAAAATCGGCAATAGAGTAAAGGAATACCTCGAAGCGGCTGGATGCGAATGCCGGCTCTTACAGTCCGATAATCTTTACTATGACAGTGACCACAGCGACCGTCCCGTTGCTGTTTGCGCAGATGCCAACGACTGGGGAGCAGACGTTTTCGTGAGCATCCACTGCAATGCAGCCAACACATTGGCGCAGGGTACGGAAGTCGAATGCTATAAACGTCTGTCTGATGGTGGGGCACTGGCCGTCTTCATCCAGCGCCAGATTGTAAATGCCCTGGGCACGGTAGACCGTGGCGTCAAAGAGATGCCCCAGCTTATCGTGCTCAAACATACGGATATGCCTGCAGTACTCGTAGAGACGGCGTTTATTGACAATGACGATGATGCAGATCTGCTGGCTACCCGGTCGGATGATTTAGCTGCAGCCATTGCAAGAGGCGTTACAGATTATCAGTGCAGTTTATGTTAATACTGGGAGGTGATCAGGTATCTTTCGCGTCGAAAGGTGGTGACTATCTCGGTATTTAACATACTATGATGTATTGTATTATTGTTTTTATGGAGGAATGAAATCATGAGCAAATGGACAGAAGTACGCGACGGGTTAGTAGCAGCACTGGATGTAAATGAAGTGGCCGAAGCGGCAAAAGACCAGCTGACAGCCAGTTTAATCAATGATGGCATGCCGGCAATCGAAGCTGTTGCCGACAAATTCGTTACACAGATTCAGGCCCAGGCGGCATCTGAAACTGGATGGAATGCTATTCGTGATAAATTCGTACTGCCGCTGTTAATCAACGGCACGATTTGGCTGGCAAAATTGGTGCTGAGCAAGAGCAATGCATCTACCGACGCATAACTCATATAAAAGCATATGTAATGTGTGGAAGCCTCTGGCAGTAAGCACCGCGATTGTATGCGGAACGCCGACCCCAGGGGCTATTTTTTTATTGACCTTTTTATTTTATACGTATAAAAGACTCTATATATATGTAATATAGAGAATTTTTTGTTTAATTATTGATGTGGCCGGAGAACAGAACGAGAACAAAATACTTAAACCCAAAAGTAAATGATAAGGAGTGAAGGGACTCAATGCCTGAAATATCATGATAAAATGGGGCTTCTTAATGCTCTAAAAATTAGGCGAAAATCAATGAAAAAATGCCCGGCATGATGTAAATAAAATTCTAAAAGTGCCATAAATACGATGGTTAAGGCATTTGTAAGGCCTTGAAAATCGTGCTCAGAGAACAAAACGAGAACCAAAAAATTAGCCTCTTGCGAAATCGATCGCAAGGGGCTTATTTTTATGCTTTGTTTAACAGGTCATCAAACTTTTCTGCCGTTTCCGTGGCCAGCGTTTTTGTGATGTGCAGATATATCTGTCGTGTCGTCGTATCGTCGGCATGGCCTAAGCGTTTCATGATTTGTACCAGGTCTATCCCGGCCTCTGCCAGCAGGGAAGCATGGGTATGACGAAAAATGTGAGGATGTATGTGAAGGCTCACCGGATTATCCATAAGCCGCTGAATGCGGTCTATACGAGTCTGTACGAGACGCTGGGTAAGAGGATGGCCAGGATGGGCCGGAGCCGTAAAAACGAAGCCCAGTTTACTGCCATTGGGATAGTGCCACAACTCTTTATATTCCATCCGGAGTTTAGAGACTTGGAACTTGAATGCCGCCAGTACCTTTTCCAGGTGTGCCGGCATGGTGACGACCCGGACCGACGTTTCAGTTTTTGGAGGGAGAAGCTCATATTTTTCAGCGTTATTCGTCGGATTGTAGAGTGTTTTTGATACCTTGACCACATTCTTCTTGAAGTCTATATCTTCCCAGGT